CGATGACTTCATTGTCTTCATCGACACCGCGTTCACGCAATTGATCTTCTTGAATCCAGCGCAAAACTAACTTTTTTAAAGTCACGTCACGAAAAACCAATTGCCACAAATACGCGGTTTTCAACGTTCGTGCGCGGTTCAAAAGTCTTCCGAGTTCCGTTTGCATCAAATCCATGACACAAAGTTAACGAAAAAAGGGATGCATCTTTGCACCCCTCTTTTTGTGTTTAGTTGCGATAATTAATCAAGTGATTCATCATTCACAAGATCTTCATTCGGTTGTTCTTCAATTTCTTGAACTGGTTCGATTATTTGTTCGACAACTTGTTCAACGACTTCACTATGAAATCGGTTCAACCATTTATCGAATTCAAGTTCGAACGCGCGAACGGCATGTTCAGCCGATGAATTAATCATCTTTTTGATTTCCGCTTTGCGTTGTGATCCAGAAAGTAATTTCAACCGTGACACATTGAAAGAACCAAAACCGAACTTCACTTCATGCGCGTTTGAAAACATCTTGACAATCTTTCGAACGTCGTTGATTTCATGCGCGAAGTGTTGAATTGCTTCATTGACTGAATTGAATGATCGCATTCCTTCTTCATTGAATGCAATTTCTTTTATCGTTCGTTTCTTTTTCATGTTGTCAAAAATTAAGATGCGGTAAATGTGTACACACCAGTGAACCCGTCTTTTATGATCAAAATTTCATAAGTTTCACCAGATACCCAAACAAATGAAAGTGTATAGTTTCCTTCCAACGGTAAATTTTCGTTAACGTTTCCGATTGTTTCAATTGTAGAGGTTGACAAGTTAGTCAACTGGAAGTCACCGATCACAAGACCTTTCACTTTCAACGGATTCAATGCAGTTCCATAGTCAAGAAGTGCATCAAAAGTGATTGCAATGTTTGGAATTTCAACATCATTCACAAAATTAACATCAACAAGACCTTGAAGATCATTGAAGTTGATTCCCGCTTCGGTTGGTGTGATCATGTACATTGTCGATTCATCGAATAAACGATCAAAGTCAAATGCAACCATGATTTTAGAGGTTGTTGTATCAGTTGCAAACATGTACTTCGGATCAAACGAAGGATTGTCAACTGGAATCGGATATAAGAAACCGTTCACTTTTGATCCGACAAGATTTCCGTTCACGTCAACGATATACACACCGAAATCAACACATCGGTTGTTTTGAAGTTTCCCCAACAAAGTAGGTGAAGAATCTTCCGACCAAAGTTCACCCGCAAATGATCGTTTTCCTTGACGAATGAAAACCATTCGACCCGAATTCGCTTCTTCGAAAGTTGTGTCCGCTTTTGCAAGTTCAACGTTTTCGAAGTTCGGCAATGGAAACCAGCGTTTCGATGAATCAACTTCGTTAATTAAATCGTTCCATGTTGGAATCGGTGCAGATAAATCAATCCCGTTCAACGTTCCATCCGTCGCTTTTAATGGAACAAGAATCAATTTTGATGTGACCGATTGAATCGGAACACAATTCGGACGTCCAGTGTTGGAAAGTCCAGCGTCGCAATTACATCCTAAAGACATTTTTTTTCAGTTTTAAATTAACATTCATTTTTTACGCACGTCAACACGTGCAATTTTCTTTGTATTTGACCAGCGTGACACGTAGTTCAACGCCAGACAAGTTTGCATCAAGAATATTTTCGAAATAACCTTGTTCGCGTTCAGTTCCGAACCGAGTAAAAGTCAATATTTCAAAATCATCAATTCGTTTGAAGTTCCGATTTTTACGAACCGTTGAAATAAATTCTTCCAAAAGTTCGGTCATCGGACGAACAACTTCTTGTCGGTGATCTTTTGTGTAAAATTGCCGAACGTTTGTTTCATCAAGAAAAAATATTCGAACATCACTTTCAAAATCAATTGCCGAATCACGACCAAATTCACGAAACCGAATGAAATCAAGATACCAGACAATCGGCGTTTTTTGCGTCAAGTCGTTTCCTTCTTTCGTCCATTCCATATTTGCGGACATTTTCGTTCCCGTCATGAAATAAGGTTCTTCCAGATAAATCGTTCCTTCCAATGGCAACACATCTGGCGGTGCTGGTTCATATTTGATCCACGAATCGACTTCAAAGTCGGTGATTGTATATTCATTACCTACGGAATCAAAAACTTTCTTTCCTTTTCGAATCCATTTGGTTTTACAAACATCTGTTCGCAGTTCAACACTATTCCAAACACCCGTTATTGTGTTATCCATGTCTTGAACGATTTCTTCAATAATATCGGACAAATCTTTTTTCATAACCAATACGCAAAAATTTTGTCAACACCATTGTAAGCACCGAAAGAACCTTTTCCAATATATGAAATGGAAACATTTGAGTCGTTGTTTCCGCCGTTCACGATAAACGTGTCACCGATTGAATAATTTGTTCCGCCTTCAAATATTGTGATTTCAGTCACTTCACCGTTCGTCACCGCGTCGATTGTGAATGTCGCGTCATTGTTTCCGCTTTGAATTATTATCGGATCACCGATTGTGTAATTCAAACCAGATTCTTTGATAATAATTGACGCGACACCGCCAGAACCGTCTTCAATTACGTCAACGGTCAAACCTGTTCCCGTTCCGCCAGTTGTCGCAACATCAATCGAATCAATGTAACCAGTTCCCGCCGCCGTTAACGTTGTTGCGCTACAACCGCCGATATTGTTTGCAACAAAATTAATTGTGCATCCAGAACCGACAATTGTGTTGATCACTTCATCAATTGTTATTGTTGCGTCTTGATTTCCCGCGTCAATTGTAACGATGTCACCTTGCGCATAACCAGAACCGCCGTTCACAATTGTGAAGGAAAGAACACCGCCAGAACCATCGTCAACAATGTCAAGAATCAAACCGACACCGTTTCCGCCGATTGTAGTGACACCAGTTGTTGTTGTGTAACCAGTTCCGATTGAATTCAAACTTGCAACGTCAACTAAACCGATTTGATTCAATTGAACGTTTGAGTTGCTTAAATACAAAGAACCAGCGTTGTTGATCACAAATTCAACCGCTTGTCCGACTGGAAGTGTCGAATTCAACAAGATGAAATCTCGAATTGATTTGTACGTTCGAACCGCTTCATTGTATCGTGTGAAGATCATTGAATTCAAAGTTGACACAAGTGTCGAATTCTCTGATTTTTGTTTCACATTACCGAACGGCGTCATGACGTTCATCAAGTCTTTTGAATATTCGAAGTAAACGAAACCTTTTAACATTTCAAGAATGCCTTCCGAAATCAACAGTTGATACAAATTCACGTTTTGATGAAACGGTTCAAATATTTGAATGAAATTAGGTGATTGAGGATAAAAATTTGCGTCCAAATCACTAATAAATTCATCGTATAAAGTCGCGCCGAACAACTCGATCAAATATCTTTTTTCATATTTGTCAATGTAATCTTGCAACTTCACTTGATCAAACATTCCCGTGTGAAGTTCGTACTTTCCAATAAAATCAGATGGGGTCAAAAACATGTTTCAAGTTTTATTTTTTCAATTTACCGATTCCGCGTTTCAAGAATATTTTCAAAAGTTCACCAGTAACTTTCCAAACCGTTCCTTTCGGCATGTGTTGAGAACCAAACGATTCGAATTCATATTCTTTACGATCGTCAATTTCAATGTCAAACGAAACGCCAGTTTCATCTTTCTTGAAGTTCACATCAACGTGTTCAGTGTCGATTTTCACTTCAACGTTCACTGGCTTCTTTGCGCGTTTTGGCTTTTCTTCTTTATTCATTTGATGCGTTTTTAATCAAAATTAAAGTGCTGGATCAAGTGCAGTGATTGCAGTTGCAAGAACACCTTTCACGAATGCATTCGCGTCGTTAAGTTTCACGTAATGAACCGCGCGAAGTTCTGCAAGAATTGTCACCATGTTTCGGGCAAAATCGTCGTTCACATAACCGATTTGAATGTTTGCATTCTCGCGAACGCGAAGATTTGCACGTGTCATGTCACCAACTAAAAAGTTTCCAGCGGTCATGTAAGTTGTCGAAACAACCGTCAAACTTGCAACTTTCATTTCGTTGTTTGCAGATGGATAGAATATCGGCATTGTATATTCACCAGTGGTTGTTTTTGTCAATTGCATTTTTGCAACGTCAACTGGATTCAAAACAACATGTGTCGGTGTAAATTTAGATGCTTCGATTTGTGACATTGATACACGAATAACATCAAGAATGTTTGCGCTGATAATCGTGTTCGCAAATGTACCAGCCGCGAATGTTGACGCAAAAGAAAGGATTCCTTCAAGATCAGAACCACCAGCACCGTTCAATATTGAGTTATCAAGACCAGTTACAACACCTTCGATCAAGTCGTTGTTGATTTCAGTTCGAACGAAAGAAAGGTCATCAAGCATTTCTTTCGAAACTTTTACCATTCCAGCGATCTTCTTCACTTGTTTTGAAACCTCTGTATATTTTTCTTCATATTCCGTTTTCGCGACACCTTCCGCAGTCCATGCACCCGTAGGTTGTGCAGTTTGTTGAATATACGTCACATACATCGTGTTGATTGTTCCACGATTCACGGCGTTTTGAAGTAAAACTTTTTGACGCGCAATTCGGTTCACAACTGGATCAAGTTCGCTGATTGCACGTGTACCTGTGTAATCACCCGCAAGTGTTGTGTCGGCTTTTACTTCAAGATTAAAATCTTTTCCGTTCTTTACCGATTCCATGTTTTCGGATAAACCTTTTGTCACTTGTTCACCAAGTGTGATAGATTTCACACCTTCGTTCAATGCACGTTCGTTCATTGCTTCGATTCGTCCTTCCATTTTTGCGATCGCTTTTTCCATGTCGGAAGATTTGCTTTCAAGACCTTTCAGACCTTCAACTTGCGACTTTAAACAATCGATGTCTTCAATCGATGCAGTCGACTTCATTTTTTCAGTTATCAAACCGTTGATTTTTTCAACAACTTGATCTGGTGTCAAATTTGGATTTTCCACGTTTTAAAATTTAAATTAAACAATTTGTAAATTATCAAGAACTTGTTTCCATTCAAACTCTGGTGTCGACTTGACTTCGATTGAATGATCTTTAATGATCGGTTCAACGTTCGCAAGTGACGTCAATTTCTGGTTCAAGTATTTGATTCGCATTTCAATTTCAAACAAACGTTCGTCCGTTCCTTTTCCGTTAACAAGTGATTTCACGAGAACATCAATTTCATCTGAACATTTCTTTGCAAAGTTCATCTTGTCCTCTGATTTCATCACGTCAATTACTTCGGTGAATTCATTCGCGCCGAATGTGACCGCGCTTCCTTCCCACAAGATGAGTTCTTTTATTTCATAATAACCGCCGCCGTCAATGTTCGGATCTTCAATGAACCGCATTTTGTCACCGACATATTTGAAACCGATTGAATGTTCGCGGATGATTCCTTCTTCATAATCTCTGAAAGCATCTTCACCAATTGAAGAAGTTCCGAGTTGACCAACCGCAAACAAACCGTTTTCATCTTCTTCAAGGTTGACGAACTTACCGATTTGTTTTGTCCAGTCGTGATGTCGAAGAAACGCAATCTTTCGATTTGACGTTGAATCAACACCGCGTTCTTGAATTGATTTAGTGAATGCACCTTTGCGAATGACATCGTTGTCGGCATCCATTACATCGAACTTCGATAAGTAGAACGCAACTTCGCGCTTTCCTTGATCCAAATCTTTTAGTTCGAAAGATCCTTTTGTTGAATAAAGATTTTGTTTCATGTTTACAAAGTTATTAATTAATCAAGATGAATGAACAATCGCATTTCTTCTGG